GACGCGGCGGTTTTCCTGTTCATAGCCCTTTATGGAATCAAGCAGTTTAATAATGCGCCCGTGTACTTTGTTCAGTTCTGTTTCCAGCTTCATTCTACGGTCAAACGGGCTTGCCTTTATGATCGTTTGCATGGCCGTTTTCAAGCCTTCGTTTTCACCCTCAAATTCCGCTTCGTCCTTATAGTCTGGCAGTTCGTTTCCTTCATCGTCCCGTTGGTGTGTCCTGCGAACCAGCATATGAACCACCTTGTCAACGTATAGGTCCGTTGGCTCCGCGTCCACCAGATCGTTTATCTTGTCTTGCAAATCCATTTCCTTTGCTATCAGAACTTGCAGTTGATAGGCCATATTCTCCATTGCGTCCAATCCAAGCGACGCAATGAACGCCTTCCGCTCAGGCGGCAAACTGTCAAGATAAACCGTACTGTATGCCCCGTGGGTTTCGGCGTTTGTGTTTCTCAGGGGCGCGCCGTGGCCCTGTGCGTTTCGGTTCCCCGGCTGTGCCCCGCGCCGCCGTTTCGGCTTCTGCTTTTCCAATGCCTCTTTCCATCCATCTTCACTTTTCCATTTTCTAATTCTGCTTTCTGGCACCCCTGCCAGTTCGGCAAGTTCCTTTGTGCTGATAGCCCCGCCACTTTCCAGAAACCGGGCCTTCGCTTCATCCCGGTTCGGGTTCCGTTTTCTTGCCATTTTCCTTCCCCTCTTTGGTTTGTTTTCCCGGTTCTTTCAGCGTTCCCACTCAGGAAATGTAAAAAAATATGAACTTCGATTTCTAAATCAAAGTTCATCAAGCAGAAAGCGGGGCTGTAAAAGGCTGTTTTTTCAAACCTCCGTTGTACCTATCATAGCACAGAAAACGCGCAATGACGCGCAATCTTTTATTCTGGATAGTGAAAGTTTGAAATGGTCCCGTTCCGCTCGAATCGCTTTGCCAGCTTTTCAATTCCCTTGTCCCGGAAGTTCTGGCATTGCCGAACGCTGTAATGAAGCTGTTCCGAAATTTGCACCCATTGAAGGCCCTTGACGTGGTGGTTATGTACTGCCGCCCTTTCCAAATACGGAAGCGCTGTGATCTCCTTCCAAATGGCCTTTTTCAGCCTCCGTAAACCTTCATTTTCTTTTTGCAGAAATTCCAGCGTTTCGCGCACGCCTTCCGGCACGTTCAGCGCCGCCGTTTCCGTCGCGCTGTGAAATCCGCCCTTTCCGCGTGGCAAGCCGTCCAAATTTTGGGCGGCAATCGTAGAATAATATATATCTTCCTGTTCTCCTATTTCCGTTTCGTTGAATTTGATTTCTTCATCAATCCTCCGAAAATAAGAAAGAATATAAATCACACGTTCTTTTTTCATTGCCGCCTCCGCTGTTTTGTATGTTCGCCCCGGTCAGGGCGGCTTGTACTCCCGTTGTCTGGGCCGTACACGCCGCCCCGCCGTCCACTTCAATTCCTGCCGTCTGTACTGCGCGAACCGGGCGGCGCTGGACCGTCTTTCCGCCTGCGCCTTCTCCCACTCCCGCGCCTGTTTTCGTTGCTTTGCGCGTAGTTCCTTTTCGATTTCCTCTTGTAGATCGTCCAGCGCTTCAAGGTCAGGCGTTCCCAGCACCGAAAGAATACGCGAAATTGCTTCCGCCGCTTCTTCATAGGCGATTCTTACCCGCTCCGCCCAAATCCGCGCGGCCTCTCGAATCGCTTCCACTTCTTCCGGCGTGATTCCAGTCCACAGTTCTTCCGGGTTCATCCTTTCACCCCTCTTCTGCCGCCGAACAGAAGTATTCAACCGAACAGAAGATTTTCAAGGGCTTTCCGCATTGCGGGCAGTTCACGGGGCCGGTTGTCTGCGTCCCCAGCGTGCTATAATTTACCGCCGCCGCCGCGTCGAACCTTCCGCCGCAATACGGGCAAATCCCGCCGTCCACACACCGGGTTTCTTCCGGCTTTTCCACCGCCTGCGGCTGTTCCTCTCCTTGCGTCGTGGAGTTGGTAACGGGCGCTTCCTCTTCCTGCCGCTGTTCCCGGCCTTCCTGCGGCGTTTCCTGCGGTTTTTCGGTCGGCTCTTCTCCCTGCCCGCCCTGCGGCACCGGCGCGGCCTGCGCAGGCTTCTGCGGCGGCTGTACGCCCTTCTGCTCCCGCTCCGCTTCCTCCATCGTAATTTGTCCCGGCGTTGGCTGTCTGGCCTCTTCCTCTTGCCTTCGCCGCTTCACGTCCTCAATGGACAAAGCACCCTTTTCCACGTACTCAGCAAAGGCGGCTTTCTGCGCCCGTTCCGGCAACGCGGATAATTCATAGGCCACGGAAATTCCCAGCTTCCCGGCCTTCATTTCTTCTTTGAAGTCCGGCAACAGCCGCTTTGAAATGCTCTCATACCGGCCCACCTGCGCGGGCGTGGTCCCCAGTTTCTTTGCAATCAGTTCCCGCGTTTTCCCCGGAACCCTGCGGAACTTCCGCTTCCGCTCCAACAGTTCCCGTAGACGGGTTGCCTCTTGCACCTTGTCCCAGTCCGTCTTTTCCCGCTGGCCGTTCGTAGCAATCAGAAGAATTTCTTCGTCGATCTCCCGCAGTTCGTCCGCCTCCGCCCGCTCTTCCGGGGTCCCGGCCTCTTCCCGCTCTACTTCCTCCACCATGCAGGGCATTTGCCGGTATTCCTTTTTCCCCTGTTCTACAAGGAAAATGGAGGCAAGGCGGCGGCGGTGTCCGGCCAGAAGTTTATATTTTCCGCCGCCCATCGGAACCGCAAGCCCCGGTTGCTTCACGCCGCCCGCAAGTTCGATCAGGCTTGCAAGTTCTTCTATTGCAGGCATGGAATAGAAATTGTTCTCAGACGGGACCAAATCGCCAACGTCTATGTATTTCAGGGTTCCGCGTCCGGCCTGTTCGTCCGCTTTGCTCTTCTGCTGGACCGCGCCCCGGTTGCGGTTCAGGCTCATAATGTCAAACGCCATCTTCTTTTCCTCCTTCTCCCTGTTCTTTTACCGGGTGTCCCTTGCACCCCGTTTGATAGTCGAAATTGTCACATTCCCCCACCGGGAGAACTCGACGGCCCATAGCAAGCTGTTTCCGCAGGAAGTCCCGAACCTCCTTCGCCGTGTTCAGCGTTACGCCGTCCGTCTCAATACAGCCGCACAGCGATTTTGCGTTTTTGATTCCGCCCGCAATATCAAGACAGACGTGCCATTTTGTTTTTCCCATCGTGCGCCCTCCTGTTGCTCGAATCGGTCAACTTTTCAGGTATTCCGCAACCAGCTTTTTATACTGAATCGCGGCCCAGCTTCGCCCGGCGAAATCGCACAGCGGCGCACCCGCAAACGTGCTTTCCGAAATTTTGGGGTTGTAGTTGATCGCGGTATTGAATACCGGGCAAAGGCCGCTTTCCTCCAACGCCTGCCGCGCCTGTTTGAACGTGTCCCGGTTCTGCCAGTGTGTGAAGAAGGCCCCCGCAAGGTTCAGCGCCGGGTTCTCCGCCTGCGCGCTCTTGATCTGCTCCACAAGGTCCGCCATCCCAGCAAAGGAAAAATCGTCTGGCCGAACAGGGATTAACACATCATCGGAAGCCATAAGGACGTTTAGGGCCACCGTGTCAACTGCTGGGCCGTTGTCTATCACGCAATAGTCATAATCGGCCCCCACGCACCGCAGGGCGGCTTTCAGCGCGCCGGACGTGTCCCGCTCCACATCTTCGTAAATGGCCCTGTCTGCGGCGTACAAGTCCATATTGGACGTGATAACGTCAAGGCCCTTGTACTGCGTGGAATAGATCGTTTCCAGCACGTCCCGCGCCGGGTCCATCAACAGCGCCGCCGTTCCGTCCTGTTCCCCGTACAGTCGGAAATACTGGGAAGTGTTGCCCTGCTTGTCCCCGTCCACCAGCAAAACCCGCTTGCCGTGGACCGTTGCCAGAATGTGGGCCACGTTTGCCGCCGAAATGGTTTTACCCACGCCGCCTTTCAGGTTGATAAAAGATAAGGTTTTCACAGTTGTTTTCCTCGCTTTCTTTTAGATTTGTCCCGCTCGACGGAGGGGCGCTATTTGTCCGTGAAGAACCGGCCCGTTTCTATGATCTCAGCCATTCCCCGAACTTCCGTGTTCACCAACTCTTCCAGCGCTTCAAGCCCGGCCAGTTCGCTAAACTTGATTTCCCGGTTCATCGTGCGAACGCCGTTCCACGTCTGCTTTGTCATGCTGATACGGATTCCCTGCGCACGCTTCCGCAGGGGCCAGCAATCGGATTCAATGGTAATCTTCGCCCCATCAAGGGCCGCTTTTACAATTTCATTCGCCATCCCAGTTCCACCAGCCCTGTTTTCCCTTCGCCGGAACCGGCGCGGAGAAGGCAACCGGGTTTCTCAGCACCCACGCGAACCGGCCCGGCGAATAATCGCCCAGCAACCTTTCCCGCTCCGAAAGCGTGTGAACGATTTCTTCCACGGGGACGCAATCGACAATTTCAACGGTTCCCAGCACAGCGCCATAAATAAGTTCTGTTGCCTGTTTCAAATGCTCAACGCCCCGTTCATACTCTTTTTCGAGTATCTTCCCATAGGCCATTTCTGCAATTAACTGTTCCTGAAATCCGCCCTTGTTGAATCGCTTTTTCCCTGCGTGGACCGCTACCCGTCCCCGAATGTTCGTCCGGCGCGGGCGGGTTTCGTTCAGCTTCAAGCCCGCTATGATCGCGTATCCGTAAGGCTGGTAAATGGTAAAGGCTTTCATGTTCCCGCCCCTTCCTGCGGCTCAGGAATCAGGGCAACCAATTTCCCGTTCCCGTCCAGTTCATAGACAAACCGAACCGTCATTGTTTTCATGGAATGAAGGGCCACAATGTCCGTGATCGTGTGCCCCTGCCCGTCTGTCCCCGTGATTCTGTCCCCCAGTTCGTAAGGGCACCGGGCATTAAAAGCCGCAAATTTCATTGTCCCACCTTCCTAATTTTTCGCTGTCCGAACCATGCCTTTTCAACTTCCGTCGCTTCGTTAGTTGTCAGGTTCCACAGCTTATACGCCCGGTCCGGGCCGTCCGCGCGGTCCACCCGCTCGAAACGGTAAAGGAATTTATTCCTCAGCTTGTCCACCGCCTCGAACACAGTTCCTTCCTTCAACTGTACTTCCGGCACGTCCAGCCCTCCTTTCCTTCTCCCGCTCCATTACGGGCCGCAGGGCGTTTAACGCTTCCAGTTGCTTTTTCAGCGGGTTTGCGGGAACCGCCGCCCGCTTAACGCTTCTTCCGGCGCTTGCGTCTGGCCTGCTTCGCCTTAATCTGCCGCCACCGTGGCGGAACTTCTTCTTTCGCTTCGCCATCGTCTGCGGGTTCCTCCTTCCGCTCTTCCTTTTGCTCTTCCTGAATCACGGCCAGTTCTTCCACGTCCTCCGGCCAGAAGATGAAGGGACAGCCGGGGTCATACTCTCCCGCTTCCCAGTCCGCTTCAAAAGCGGGCCGGTTGTCCAGATAGCGCGGGAACGGGTTTGTCTGTTCGGCCCAATATGTGGCCTCTTTCATCTGCGCGTCAACGGACTTTTCCCAGCTTAAAACGTGGTAGTCTTTCCCGCCGTCGTATTCCCACTGGGAAAGGTGAAGCGTTACCCCGTCGAACAGATCAAGGGACTTTTTCACGGTTTCCAATTCCCGGTATGTAAGGCCCTGCCCCTTGTATCGCTCCCGCAGTTCCGCAATACTCTTCCCGCCCGTGTGGAGGCGGCAAAGTGTGATTCTTGGCTTGTACCCTGCCATTGTTACTGCCCCTTCCTGTAAACTGTGATAATGTCCCCCTGCGGCACCGGCTCCCCCAGAACGCCGCCCAGGGTGAACCCGCGCGCAATTTCCACGTCATACCCCGCCGCCGTCAGGCCGTCAATCACGGCGGAAAAAACTTCGCTGTCGTTTACCTTGAAGCGGTCCAGCAACACGCGGACTTTCCCGCGCTCCCGCTCTTTCGGGTTATTCACCGGTTGAAACCTCCCATCGAATTTTCATCTGCGCCGGGCACAAATCAACCTGCGGGCGGCGCTTCCCGGTCCACCGCAGGCCCCCGGCCTGTCCTATGCACTTCCACCCCGCCGCTTTCAGGCTGGTTCCATTTTCGCTGTCAAGAATGTATGTAACCAGCTTCTTGTATCCCATAGCGCGGGCCGCACGCCACGCCGCCGCATACAGCATTGAACAGGCGTTTTTTGTCCCGTCTGTGCAAAGCCGGTTTACTTCCAGCGTCCACCCATCATCAAGAAAGCGTGAAACCGGCCTTCCGACAATCGCAACGCCCACGATTTCCCCCCGTTTCCGTGTCCCCTACGGCAACGCTGAATTTGTGGCCCGCTGTTTTCCCATGGTGTCTGTGCTTTTGCTCTACAAATGCGTTCGCTTCCGCAAGGGTAACAGGTACAAGTTCAAGCATTTTCCGCGCCCTCTTTTCCCTCTCCCCCTTGTAAGCGCACCGCCTCCGCCGCGTCCTTTCTGGTTGCGTTCTCAACTGTTACGTGGTAACGCTCACCGATTCTATACGCCGTGATCTTGCGGTTTCGCTTGCAGGCTTTCACCAGTTCCGCCGCGCCGCTCAGAACCACGGCCACCAGCACCAGAAAACCGGCCCAAACCCAAAAACTCGAAAAGATGAATCGTAAAAATTCCATGTTCACTTTCCCTTCCTTTCCAGCCTTTCAGCAATGTTCAAAATCCCTTGCAGGGCTTCTTTTATGTTTCCATCCGTTTCTGCGGTAATGGACAGAACCGCCGCAATGTCCCGCAGTTCTTCCGCCGCCTCTAACTCCACCGGCCCCACGCCCGCCGCCTTCATGCAGGCCGGGCACAGGTCCAGCGTTTCAGGAATCTTCCCGCCGCAGTTCGGGCACTTCTTCCGGCTCACGGCTTGCCTTTCCCGCTCCTTTCCTCAAAGGTCCGCAGGGACAGCATTTTTTCACGAACCAGCTTGTCCACTACGCGCCCCGGCGTTTTCAGGCCGGACAGGTCCGCCAAACGGTCCAGATTATAGGAAGTCTGCGGCAAAACCCGAATGGACCGCTTGTATTTGTGAAGTCCTTTGCGCTTACTCACTTTTCGCGCCTCCCTTCGTTCTCCATCTGTCCGGGGAACAATCCGCGCCGCTTATCCATCTTCCGCCGATCTGGCCCACATAGTCCAGAAAGAGGACCGAACCGTTGAATTTCACGCGGAAGTCTTGCAGATCGCCCGCCGTTACATACTGCCGTTTGAACAGGTTCTTCATATCGTCCCAAATCAGCCACGGGACAAAGAAGAAATTGTTCTGAATCCCCACGCAGACCGCCGCAAGCGCGCCGCGTTCGTGGTGGTGTTGCAGGCACTTCATTTGTTCGTCTGTCACCGCCGCCCGCTTCATGCGGTCCGTGGTGGTGTACTTCGCTTCAAACACAATAGAGCGCCCGCCGTCCAAGGTCCCTTGAAAGTCCGGCTGTGCGCGGGCTGTGAAGCGGCCCGAAAAGGTCCCGTTCTTCCTGTCCTTCGCCGTTACCCTGAACGGCTCCGGGGTTTTGTCGATCTCCGCCCGGCCCTGCTGGGCGTATAGGGCGCAGGCGGCTTTTATGTACCCCTCGAAAGAATGGCCCTGCGCGTTGTTTATTGCGTTTTTGTACCTGCGCACAGCTTCCGCCGCCGTTTCGCTTGTCCGCATTATTTGTGCCCCCTTTCCTTGTTCTCCCGCTCCAAGGCGCGGATTGCCCGGCGTATGGTCCTAATTTGCCCGCTTCTCCATGCCAGCGAACCCGGCTGAATACTGCAAATCATATATTCAAGGTTCCAAATATCCGGGTCACGCTCTAACCCCTTGAATTTCTCCCGCAGAAGTTCATTTTGGCGGTCAATCTGCTTTCGCATATATTCCGTTCTGTTCATGCGCCTATCTCACTTCCCCGGTTCGCGTTCGTACTCATACAGCCTTCCAAGCACCAGTTCAATTCCCCGGCGCGGAAACGGCTTCCCGCCCACTCCCCGGACGGTATAGCGTTCTTTCGGACGGCGCTGGGTCTCCAACTCAAAAAGCAACCGAACAGAACAAGCGTAAACGTCAAATTCGGCGACAAAATGATAGGCTTCTCAAACGACGGAAACAGTGCGGGTTTATGGTTGCCCGGCGATAGTTGGGGAAATTTCCCTTGCGTGTAGAACACGATCTTTTCCCGCTCCTCCATTTATTCCGCCTCCCCGCCTTCTGGAATCTCCCACGAATACGGTTCCGCACAGCACATGAAGTAAAACGGGCATTTGTGACACGAATCATCTTCCGTTCTGCGGTTGCAAATTTCTTTGATAACCGCCGCCGCGCGGTACATTTCCCGCAGTTCTTCTTTTTCATCCATCGTTCAAACCTCCCCCTTCGTGTCCCGAACCGTCCCCCAGCGCTTTTCTCAGCGTGTGGCGTTCCATGCCTTCCGCCATCATGGAGGCTTTCAGCACTTCTTCTTTTTGTTCCGGGGTCAGTTCTTCCCACTCCTTCGTTTCTACCTTATCGCCAGAAGGGAACAGGCCGTTTTTCATGTAAAAGGCGTATAGAAATACTTCCATTTCCTTTTTCGCGGCTTCATAGAAAAAGGCGTGGTTCGCCTCAATTTCCAGTTTTTCCGCCGCCGTACACTCCACGCCACGCTTTTTCCGCTTCCTATTGGTGTATGTTCCAACGCACCCGAAAGACGGCTTTCCCGTAACCGCGTAAATGATCTGTTGCAGAATCCGGCGTTCAAGTTCGTCATGGTATGTAAACCACGCCGTTTCCGCCCGCTCGTTTTCAAGGTCCGCTTCTGTCAGGCTGTATTTTTCCATCAGGCGGGCCAGTAATTCGCGGGCGCGGTCCTTTTCCCCGCGTTCGCCTCTTTCGGCCAGCGCTTGAATGTGCTTGATCTTCTGCAATAGCGCTTCCTGCGTCATGCGTGCAACCTCCCTTCCGTGTGTCTGGACAGGTATTCCGCCCAGCTTTCTTTCAGATAGCACCGGCCATAAACAAAGCGCTGTGCAAATTCCTTTTGAAGCGCGTTCGGCATAATGCCTTTTCGCGGGTTCCTCTCAGGCTGTGCGTAAATGCTGATTCCCTTTAACTGCTTTATCTGTTCCACCCGGAAGGCGGCGTTTTCTAAATCGTCCGTTACCAGCATATATACAAACAGCCGGTAAGGCTTTACCCCGTGTTTCCTCAGAAGGTCAGCGGCGTTCATAATCGCTTCAATCTGCGGTATTTGATCGCAACTAAAACGGATAAAACGAATCCATGTAAGGCGGGCCAGTATCCCCGCTATTCGATCATCCACAAGCCGCGCGTCCATGCCTTGATTCAGGTCTATTGCGTACCCGCTCCCGATCAGGCTTTCAAGCTGTGAAATTCCGTATTCGCAGGAAAGAATATTGTTGTCCATCAACACAAGTTTCCTGCTGTCCGGGCGTACTATGTCTTTCCATGCCCTATACGGTCTTACCGCCCCTTCCTTCTGCGGTACAACGCACCAGCGGCAACGGTTAGGGCACCCGCGCGTTAGAAACCCAATGGCATAATCACAGGCCGGGTAAATGCTGTAATCAGGAAAAACCGCGTCAATTTCCGGGTCTAATTCCTGATTTAGCGGAATATCTGTGTAACCAGTCCCGCCGCGAATGGCCCAGTCCGGCAAGTACGGGTTTTCTTCCGTGAAGTCAAACACTTTGCTTGAATAAATCTTGTCGAACCGATCTGTCAGCATAGGGGACCACCATTCCACCGTGTCACCCCGGCTTTTATGGTAGGCTGATATTTTCATCAGGGCATAGTTCGGAAATTCCGCTTTCTGCCGCCGCCGTCCTGTCCGAATGTACGGGTCCTTGTCTGCATCATGGAGGCCGATAATCACGGCCACGCCTCCTTTCTAACACTTCCGCCGCATTGTCAGATAGAAATACCACCCGGACTGTTCCACATACTGCTGTTCAGCCTCCACCAGTTCCCAGCCCTTATACTGCTTTTCCCAGAAAGCGCGGTATTCCTCAGAATCCGGGGGAAGTTTGGCAATCTTCGCAAGCTGTCTGCGGGTATATTTTTTATCGTTCGGCGGTCTATACCACGGCTTTTCCAAGTTCTGCGATTGTGTCCAGTGTTTCTTTCCAGTGGAATCCTGCACCATGTAACCGGCCATATTCGCAATGCCCTTTTTGTTCGGCTTCAAGCGGTCCGCGTTGGCCCATCCATACATAACCGCAGGGCGCTTTTTCTTCTTCGATTCCTTGACTTTCCACCACAGGCTTTCCACTTCGTCCCGGTCAAGCCCGCCGTTCATCAAAATATGATGGTGGATTCTTTTGCCGTTCCGCCCCATCTGCGTTATCAGAAGATATTTCAGCGGGGGAAGGCCGCGTTTCTTCCGCAGGTAGGCCACCCGGCGCCCGTCGGGCGAAAAGGCGTAGGCCCGCGTGATGCCGAACTCATCCTCGTAGACCCAGTCGGTGGTGCCGTTGATGACGGCGTTCCACTCGCCGTCGGACGTGAGACGCCGCGTACGACCCGATGCTATGTCGTAAAGGTAGAGGTCGTTATGGTCTGAATAGAGGATCGACGAACCGTCGGGTGAAAAGGAGGCGTCGCGCGGAGCCCGGGCCTCGGGAAGAACGGGGCGGCAGGCGCTCCCCTCGACCAGCCGGT